TTTCGATATCAAAATTTCCGTTCTGCCCAATATGGTATTGCTTATCTAAACTGGGAAATAACCGAAACTAATGCAAGACAATCGGAAGCTGCACAAGAAATCTTAGATCTATACACTTGGTGGACATTAACACGTCCACAAAGAGCAGATCCTGATGTTTTATGTGGTTATAATGATGTGGTTACTGATGATTTCTATGTCAGTTTAACATTGGCAGAGAGGTTAACTAAATTATCACCAATACTTAGAAATATGAACAAGATTGAAAAAAAGTATGAAAAGGAAGACGAGAAGATGATGATTCGTCTGATTAAAGTGAGGACATCACTGTGGACGTAACTAATTTAGAAGAATCCATTTATACGAGTCAGCTGCCTTGGAGCGGAGGAGATCTATTACTTGGGACAACAAAATATTTAAAGTTCGAAAATTCCAATTGTGAATGGGCCAGATTGAAGGATGATTTCAAAACCTTGATTATTAATCCTGATAATATGTCTTCAGATATTAATATAATTATTCAGATCAGAGAAAAAGAATATTCGATTACCCGAGAACAACTGAAGTCCCTTGTGGATAAAATATGAAAACAGAATTAATGGATCCAATTTTAAAAGCTTTCGTTACTTGCGGGATAGATAATATCTATCTACAGAAAGCTATCCTTGCTAATATAGAAAAAGAGTGTGGAGGGATTCCTTCTGTGGAAAATCTAAATTATTCTAAAACTTCTAATACAAGAATTAGATCTATTTTTGGTTCCAGAGTTGCGTCTTTTTCTGAAGAAGAACTTAATAATGTAAAGAAAACACCAGAATCATTTGCAGAAGTTGTTTATGGTGCCAAGACTACTGTTGGACGATCGATGGGTAATCTGGAACCTGGTGATGGATGGAAATATCGTGGGAGAGGATATATCCAATTAACTGGAAAGGCTAATTATTCAACAAATGGAAAAGCCAATGGTTTCGATTTAATCAATAATCCAGATATTCTGGTTAATGATAAATTATCTTCTGCTGTTGTTTCTGTTAACTTTGTTAAACGAGGATTGGCTAAAGTAATCACTTTTGATTCACAAGAAGCAGCTAATCGAGCTGTTACACAAGTAATCGGTGGACGAGGATTAAATCTCGATTCTGGCTATGGTTCGGAATTACTCGCAAAAGTTAACAAGTTTGCGGCAGATATAAACTTTTCATGAAATATTGCGTCAATGCGTTGATTATGTCAGATCTGCATTTGGGTACACATGCATGCAATGCAGATCTGATTATTTCTGTACTTAAATATTTTGATGCCAAGATTATAATCTTAAATGGCGACGTCATAGATTTCTGGCAACTTAGTAACACAAGATCATGGAAAAAAGAACATAATGATATCTTAAGGATACTATTTAAAATAGCCAGAGATGGAAAAACCATAATATATTGTACTGGTAATCATGACGAAATCTTAAGAGATTTCAGTCCATTTTCTTTAGACAATATTCACGTTGTTGATCGATATGAATATATTTCAGAAGTCAATAGAATACTGATTGTGCATGGTGACGCATTCGATTTTGTTATCAAATCTAATAAATGGTTGGCCAAGATTGGATCCATTGCATACGATTTTCTGATTATTGTTAATAGATATTTCAATAAGTTTAGGAAAGCCATTGGATTAGATTATTGGTCTCTTTCAAAATATCTTAAAACAGAAACCAAAAAGAGAATTGGGATCCTACATCAATTCGATAAATTAGTTGTGGCTTATGCAAAAGAAGAAGGTTTCGATAAGGTGTGCGTTGGTCACATACACATACCAGAATCCAGGATGATCGAAGGTGTGCAATACATAAACACTGGAGATATGTGTGAAACAGGTTCGTTTTTAATTGAAACACTTGACGGTCGCTTGCAATTAATAACGGATTTCGAACAGTTTAAACGTAAATTGTAAGAGTTGCTTTTTTTGTTACGATAAGGTATAATAGTTACTATGGATAAAATTTATACGAATATTCAGTCCTGGGGAAATACGCTGTATGTTCGATATCTTGAGAATGGTAAAAAATCACAAGAACGGATAACCGATTTTCATCCTCGTGTCTGGATTCCTGCGTCGACAGTATCAACGCAGACGGATTATAAGAATCTACAAGATTATCCTGTAATCGAGTTTGATGCAGGGAATATTAAAGAAACTCGTGATTTCATCGAACGAAACAGGGGTGTAGGAAATTTTGCTGTGTACGGCAATATACAACCACAATATCAGTGGATTTCACAAAATTGTACTGGGTCTATTCCTTGGAAGACATCAGATATTGTAGTTGCTTATATCGATATTGAATGTACTTGTGAGAATGGGTTTCCTTCTATCTCTGATGCGGCTGAAGAGATTAATGCCATCACTATTAAGTTCTCTAATCTAGAAAAAAAGATCGTTCTTGGCTTTGATCATTTTTCTGGTGAGATTGACAATGCAATCTATATTCCTTGTGAGACAGAAGAAATTCTTCTAGATAAATTCTTGAAGGTTTGGAAATCTAATTATCCCGATATTGTTTCCGGATGGCACGTTAAATTCTTCGATATTCCTTATCTAATTAATAGAATTGCCCGTGTATTTGGTGAATCGAAAACAAAATGTATTTCTCCTTGGAATATTCTTCGTGAAGAAACCATCGAGATAATGGGTAAGAAAGTTCAGACATATGATATGTTTGGTATCGCAATTCTAGATTATTTAGATCTATACAAGAAATTCACTTATTCTGCGCAAGAGAGTTACAAATTAGATTACATTGCTTCTGTTGAATTGGGTGAGAAGAAGCTAGATTATTCGGAACACGGTTCTCTTCATCTCCTGTATAAAGAAGATTATAATAAATTCATCCAATACAATGCGAAAGACGTAGATCTTGTTGTCTCGCTCGAGAATAAGATGAAATTAATTGAATTGGCCATGACAATGGCTTATGATGCTAAAGTTAATTTCGATGATGTTTTCTCTCAGGTAAGAATGTGGGATGTGATTATCTATAATCATCTCTTATCAAAAGGATACGTTATCCCTGATAGGCAGGAATCTAGAAAGGAAGAAATTGAAGGAGCTTATGTAAAAGAACCGAAACCTGGATTCTATAACTGGGTCGTGTCATTCGATTTACAATCTCTATATCCCCATTTAATCATGGGTGGTAATTTCTCTCCTGATACTATCGTAGATAAAATTATTCCTGGTGTATCTGTTGATCGCTTATTGACAAAATCTGTAGATCTCACTAATCTGACAGAAAACAATTATTCTATGTCGGCCACTGGCCAGTTATATACACGTGATAAATATGGGTTCCTCGCCGAGCTTATGTCATGGATGTTCGAACAACGAAAAATCTATAAAACTAAGATGATTCAAGCAGAGAAAGATCTGGAAGAAGCAAAGAAGACTGGCCAGGATACATCACAAATTATTAATGATATTTCTAAGTATAAGAATCTTCAGATGGCCAAGAAGATTGCATTGAATTCAGCTTATGGAGCAATTTGCAATCGCTACTGTAGATATTCTGATAAAAGAATAGCAGAATCGATTACTATTACTGGTCAACTAGCTATCCGTTGGATTTCAAATAGATTAAATGAGTATTTACAGAATCTATTGAAAACTAGAAAGGATTATGTGATAGCTGCTGATACAGACTCGTGTATTTTAAATCTTGAAGATGTTGTTACTAAATTCTTCCCAAATAAAACAAAAGAACAGATTATTGATCTGATTGATGAGACTTGTCAAGTTAAATTGCAAAAAGTAATTAATGATTCATATGAAGATCTAGCAGTTTATTTAAATTCATATTCACAAAAAATGATTATGAAAAGAGAAGCTATCGCCGATCGTGGTATCTGGACTGCAAAGAAGAGATATATCTTATCTGTATATGATTCTGAAGGAGTTAGATATACAGAACCGAAATTAAAGATTATGGGTATTGAAGCGATTAAATCATCAACTCCCAAATTTTGTCGAGATAAGATTAAAGAAGCAATTAAGATTATCATGACTGGTAATCAAAAAGATTTACATAATTATATGGATAAAATCAAGGAGATGTTTTTAACACTTCCTCCCGAAGATATCGCATTTCCTAGAGGAGTTAATAATCTATCAACATACTCTTCTAATATTTCAATATACACAAAAGGAACTCCAATTCATGTAAGAGGGTCTCTTCTATTCAATAATCTATTGAAGAAAAATGATCTACTTAAATCTTATACACAAATTCATGAAGGTGAGAAGATTAAGTTTTTGTATCTGAAAGAACCGAATCCTATTCGTGAGAATGTTATTTCTTTTAATTCAATTTTACCACATGAGTTTGGATTACACAAATACATAGATTATAATCTTCAATTTCAGAAAACTTTCGTAGAACCAATTTCTACAATTTTAGAAGCTATTTCTTGGTCATCGGAAACGAAATCTACTCTAGATTCCTTCTTTGACTAAATATTATAAACAGGTAGCTCCTGTATCAAACAGCAAAAGGTAAACAACAAATGAATAAACTATTAGACAAGCTTCAGAAAGCTGGTTCGATTAAAAATGCAGAGATTCTTTCTGAATCTTCTTTCTTTAATGTGAAAGATTGCATTAGTACCGAACTACCGATTCTCAATATTGCATTTTCCGGAGAAATTGGTGGTGGATTAATTCCTGGGTTAACTGTGATTGCAGGACAATCTAAATCATACAAAACTCTATTATCTCTGTATTGTATGAAAGCTTATTTCAACAAGTACAAAGATTCAGTTGCGCTTCTTTATGATTCAGAATTTGGTATTACTCCTGAATATCTTACTATGAATGGGATTGACGCTTCTAGAATTATTCATATTCCAATCGAACATATCGAACAACTTAAATTTGATATTGTAAAGAGATTAAACGAAATTGTACGTGGTGATAAAGTATTCATCATGATCGATTCAATCGGATCGCTTTCTTCTAAAAAAGAAGTAGACGATGCCACTGATGAGAAGTCAGTAGCCGATATGACTCGTGCTAAATCTATCAGATCATTACTAAGAATTATTACACCACATCTTACGATGAAAGATATTCCGTGTCTTGCAGTGAATCACGTCTACCAGACAATGGAAATGTACAGTAAAGCAATTGTGGGTGGTGGTACTGCTGTTACATATTCCGCAAATCAAATCTTTATCGTCACAAGATCACAAGAAAAAGATGGAACTGACTTAGTTGGTTACAACTTCACGATCAACATCGAAAAATCTAGATTCGTTAAAGAAAAGAGTAAATTAACATTCAATGTAAAATTTGATGATGGAATCAACAAATACTCTGGCTTAATGGATATTGCTCTAGAATCAGGACATGTCATTAAACCGAAAGTTGGTTGGTATCAGAAACTAGGGGAAGAGAAGAATTATAGATTAGATAAAACTAACACTGCAGAATTTTGGAATCCTTTATTGGAAGATAGCTCGTTTAAAGATTTCGTTATCTATAAATTCAAACTAACTAGTAAAATTTTAGTTGACGAAGAAGAATTTGTGGTAGAAGATTAGAGGTAACTCGAATGGCCAAGAAAAAAAGCATTAATGAAGAAAAGAATAAATCTTCGGATAACATTAAAGTAACATTTTTAATCACCGATCAGAAAAACGAACAATCAGATAAAATAGTATTTAAAATTGATGATGGCCCCTTTTCTGGATGTATTGTCAATATACAAGATTTTAAATTTTCAGATGAGAATTCTACAATAATGTTGTTTAATTATAATCTCGTTCATATTCCAGATGGAATCACGATTAACGATAAAAAAATCCAAAGCTTTATCAAGAAAGCTGTTGGAAATATATTACGACATGCTGTAAGAAACAATTTTGAAGAAACATCAAATTGCGTTTATGTTGAAGAATAAATTTTGACTATTACAATGAATTAAGGTATAATATATATATGAATGTTGAACACCTGGTTTTAAAAAATCTATTACATAATGAAGAATTTGTACGATCTGTATTGCCATTCATAAAACAAGAATATTTTTCTGATTCTAATGATCGGGCAATATTTAATTTTATCAAAACATTCGTTAATGAATACAATAAACAAGCTACTCCAGAAGCCATTAAAATTTTGGCTTCTGAATCCAAAAAGATTAGGATTGAAGATGCAGAAGTAATCTCTAATTTATTGGATTCTTGGCATACTTCTGAATCCACAGAATTAGCTTTCTTGATTAATCAGACAGAAATCTTTTGTAAAGATAAAGCTCTGCATAATGCGATCTTAGATTCTATCAAAATCATCACTGATGTTAAAGACACTAGAGAAAAAGGATCAATTCCTGAGATCTTAAAAGAAGCACTTGCTATTACTTTTGATCCTTCAGTTGGCCATGATTTAGTTTGTGATGCTGAAACGAGATACGATTTCTATCATAAGAAAGAAGAAAGAATTCGTTTTGATATTCAGAATTTAAATTATATTACCGGAGGAGGAATCCCTCGTAAAACACTTAATATTATTGTAGCTGGTGTGAATGTTGGAAAATCTCTTGCAATGTGTCATATGGCTTCTGCTAATATGATTAATGGCAAGAATGTGTTGTATATTACATGTGAAATGGCTGAAGAAAGAATTGCTGAAAGAATCGATGCCAATCTTCTAGATCTTTCGTTAGATACTTTGCGACAAGTAACAAAGAAACAATTTATGTCATTGATTGATAATCTAAAGAATAGAACTACTGGTAAATTGGTTATCAAGGAATACCCTACTGGTTCTGCGAACGTATCGCATTTTAGATATCTTCTACA